CTCCCTTATTAAACCCTTCAAGATTGTTTTTAAATCTAGCTTGTTCTAGTGCTTCTAATTTTGTTTTAAATGGGCCAATAAATTCATATCTATTCAAGGTAATAAGTTTTGGACAATAGGCTTTAACCCAACCATGATTAAATTTAATTGCATAATACCCGGCACAGAAAAAACTTTTACTTTTTTTGTTTTTTGTAAAAACTGCAAATTTATGTTGAATATCCCAATATATATTATGTGCAGTTTGACTAATAGGAAAACCGTAAAGATCGTGTAGTTCTACATTACTTTGTTGGGTTTTCTTAGATTTATCAAATGAAATATTATGTTGTGCAGTTAGTAATTTAATACTAGGATATTTTTGCCTTGTGCTTTGTTTATCTACAAATACAAAGGAACCATCTTCAACTGCTTGAATAGTTGCAACTTTATTGTTAGTAGAATCTTCTACAATCCAAAATTTATTTTTTAAAATTGTTTTAGCTAATAGTTGTTCACTCATGTTTTAGTCTCGCAAAAGTAATTTCATGATCATACACTGTGGCTACTGGCTTAAGCCAGCCATTTTGTAGGCATTCCGTAATGACTCTCTTATAACTATGAGGGCATCGGGTATCTATTTCGAATCCTGCTCGGGGGGAAACAACGAATTGATCCTTTAACAAAAAATCTGGATCATTGGGTTTTAGTGTAACTAAACTTGTTTTATTGACTTTATACTTCATCTGGATATCCTGCACTTAGAAATTCACTGTATCCACTTACTTGTTCTGAAATTTTAACTAGATCGTATTTACCACAAAATTTCAAAAACTTTGCACCCACCATGGGTAAACTTTTTGTTCTTGAATTTTCCTTAATACAAGATATAATTTTTTCTTTTATTTCGTCTGGTTGAGCAGTTAGATCAATAAGAGTTCTATTACGCTCATAGTCATCTAATACTCTATGCTCTACACCATTATGATCTGTCCATCGTTGCAGCATTATATTATTCCATGCAAACCCTTTTTTGCCACTGTCACTATAAGCTTCTAATAGTCCTACTTTATTTTTAGTTCCTTTAGTTCTTACACCAGGATAGGCACTAAAAACATTATCTGTAGGATCACCACGCATACATTTTTCAAACAAAATCCACTTTGGGTCAGGAATAGTTTTAGGCTCTTTAGTTTTCTTATCAATTACAAGCTTGCCTTTTCTATCGAAAATTCCCTCAATAGTATACAATTCGTCTGCAACACCATTATATTGCTTTACATTGTTGTTTAACAATTGATGAAAGTCACTGTCACTACTGATAATAATATGCTGGTCTGTTGGATGTGATTGAATCCAACCTGCAATTAAATCATCTGCTTCTAGTTGAGGATGTTGTAATACTGTACAATTGGAACTGTCTGTTAAAAACTTTTTAAGGTCGTCAAATGTTTGCCAAAACATCTGATCTTCCTCTTGTTCTGATTCAGTTAAGGCAGCACGAGCTACTGCTCTGTTGGCTTTATATTGGGCATAAAAATCTTTACGCCAACTTCTACCCTCTAAGCAGAAAATTACATGATCAGCTTTGTGTTCACGCCATGCTTTATTTACACTACTTAAAGTAACATGAACAGCAAAACCTAGTTTTGTCCATAAGTCACTTTGTCGATGTGCACTATGCCTGGCACGAAAAAAAGTATTTGCGGTGTCAATAATGATATATTTCATAGTACAATAATAGTAGCATATTATACTATATAAGTCAACTTACTTCTGTTCTACCATCTCCAATATCTTTACGCTGGACTCCAGAAACTGGTCTTGGGCTATTAGCTTCATACTGTTCGTAAGTTTCCATAACAACATTTCTACAAATATCAGTAAACCATTGGTCTACGATTTCTTCTTCACTAGTGCCTTTATATCCAGCATTTAATAGTTTTGCTATGAAAATTTCGTTCCAATCTAGTTCAAAAGCACCTATACCAATATTATCTGGACTTAGTTCCATTGCTAGCACACTGATATATGGTTGTCCTTTTTTTGTTGCTAGTTCTTTAGCAGTTGGTTTAGGTTTTGGTTGTTTAGGCTGTCGTTTAGGTTTAGGGAGTGTTGAAGGTACAGGATCTGGTTCCTGTGGTTTATCTTTTTTAATTCGATTTTTAAATAAATTGAACATAAAAGTATTTATAAGTTATTAGTATGGATATTTTTAATTAAGTCGACCATGCATTCTTAAAGAGAGGAACCTGCAGCCTATCACTATATCTAAAGCCATGTTTCATAGCCAATAGTGCAACATTTTTATTATATAACTCATAAACACTTTCTACGCCACCTACAGGCATAAGATAAACTGGGCCAGTAAATCCTGCATCACGATAAGCATTCACTGCTTCTAAAATTTCCTCAGTATCTTGCTCTCCAGCTACAACAAATTTCAAATAAGTATATCCCAATAGATTGTAATCACATACTATATCAGGTTTAATTGCATCAGACCATTTTTCTCCACTCACACTAAGTTTAGGACTTACACTAAAAGTAATTTCTTTAACTAATGTATCTTCCATAAGATAGTGAAAAAATTCTCCAGTAAGCTCTTGAGTGCCATTTGTTTCAAAGGTAAGTTCTTGTAAACTTTGCATAAGTGGATGTTCTAACAGTTCTGGATATGCTCTTTGCCATCCTAATAGTGGTTCTCCACCAGTAATTACTAAATGCTCATCTTGCCATGTTTTTTGCGGCAATAAATCCACAATACTTTTAGCTAATTGATCTGCAGTATCTTTCATTACAAATTTTTTAAATTCAGGATATACTGAACTATAACTATCACATCCTGTTTTAACTAATGGCAAGTCTTTAAAATCATTATAATTGTCTATATTACGAATAATTTCAACCACTTCTGGATTGTGTGTAATTTCCTCTCCAAGAATATGTTCCTGATATCTATTAAAATTTTTGCATCTAAAATTGCAGCCAAACATACGAAGGAATACACTAGGTACTCCCATGTAACGGCCTTCTCCCTGAATGGAATAGAATTTTTCTGTGTAATGAAATTTACTCATTTATTGTCCTTAAATTAATTAATGTATGATTTAGTATAAAAACCCTATTACATATACAAGGCTTAAAATAGCATTTCCTGTCCATAAACTAGGTTGTCGCCACATAATGCCTACCAAGGTCCATGTAATACTGCCAGTTAAGAAAAGATATTTATTAAGTGGTGTATAGTCAAAACTTGTAGCAAAAGCACCCAATAAAATTAAAAAATTACTGGACCACTTTAGGATCCATTCTATAATGTTCATTCTTTTCGTAGATCTTTATTTATTATAACTGCTTGTTCCAACAAAGTCAATTTTATTCCCAACTTGTTGGCAAATTGTAACCAAGCACTTGTATCTTTAGGAAAACAATGACCACCGAATCCATATAAACCATCTGGTCCTGGAACTTTGCAGTGACTTAGTCCAACTCTTGGGTCTTTTTGTAATAATCCAACAACATTATTCCAATTTAAATTACATCTTTCTGCAAGAAGAGCCATTTCGTTCATAAACACAACTTTTGTCGCAAGGAAAGAATTTTCTACATATTTTACAAAGGCTGCTTCTTTACAGCTAGAAATGTAACTTGATCTTAATTTTAATTGTCCTAACCTAGTTAGTTCCATTGCTTGAACTATAAATTCCTGACGCAATAAATCGCCACCAATAATGTTGTCTATCTCGTCTGCATAGTCATTAATGCTATTATTTGCAGTAAGAAACTCAGGAATGTGTACAAGGTTAGGAAATTTATTAGATAAAGTTTCGTATATATCTGGAGTTGCAGTGGTTTTAGATATAATTAATTTATTGTAATTAGTAAGCTGATCTAAAGTATTAATTAAAATAGATGCATCGCAAGAGCCATCTTCCGATGCTGGGCTGGGCACACAAATAAAAATAGCATCCGTACTAAAAAGATCATCAAAGTTATGAGTTGATTTTGTTTTGTCTATATCTACACATACTAAGTCATACTGTTTACTTTTATAAACATTCTTAACTGCATTTCCTACATATCCTAGTCCAATTATGCCTAATGATTTCATTTTAAGTAATTTCCTTTATTGGGTATAACATGTCTCACGCCGCCTCTCGGGTCATCACAATCCCCGTTACGACGAGGAATCATATGAACATGTGGATACATCACAGTTTGTCCTGCACTGTGACCTACATTTTGGCCCACATTAAATCCTTGCCATCTGTCTAGATCAATGCCATTATATCCCCATTTGTATGCTGCTTGGTAGCAACTCATCAAACATTCTGTATTTTGAAATACTGGGACAAATAATAAATGACCTTCTGTAACAGGGTAGGCATCTCTAAATACCCAAAATGTTTTAGATCTGAATTCTATCTCTGTCCAAGGTGCAATTTTAGCATCAAGTGCCTGTTCAATATCGGTCATTTATATATTTCTTTTAAATATCTTCTAAAAGATTTTCGTTCCACTCTCTATGTCCTTCTCTAAATGCCATATTGCTTTGAGTTTCTCGTACTTCGACTTTATAGCACCAAACTCTTTCAGATTCAACTTGGCCCAAATAGTCAGGAATAAAAACAGAATTAACAAATTTATATAACATATCAGCGATTCTTTCGCAACCCATACCAGGCAATACAGTTAAATCTAAAATACCATCTTTTTCAAGTTGCCTATATCGTTCTAGATCAGGATCATCATAAGCGATCAATGTTTTATGATCGAATTGATCTTTAAGAAGTTGTTTTAGTTCTTTTAGTCCACCGTAATCAATTACCCAGCCTCTTTTATCTAATTCATTTGCACCAAAGTAAAATTTTAAACTAAATGAATAGCCATGATTTTTATTACAATGTGTATCTGCCTTCCATTGTTTGTAGGCAACTGGAAATTCATCAATATATTCTTTTGTTGATGTAAATTTATAAACGATTGGTTGATATAGCATTCTTTATCCTTAGTTTTTTTTATCTTTACGATCCATAGTTTCTTTTATATTATGGCTTCTAACTCTTTCGTTGAATTTAAGCATAAACATACTAGCAGTGCCTATATCTTGTCCTAAAAAGTGTAATCTAGTTCCAAAAAGACCATTACTATGATGATGGCACCATTTGCTATTATATCTTACATAGTGTCTTACAATATTTCTACCTCTAGGGTCATAGTATGTATCTGTTTTTACTTCGCCACCGATTAATTTATACCATTCTATTATTTCTTCTGTTAGTAAATCTATATCTATCCAGATAGAGTATGTTACTGAGCATCCTGGTGGCAACGGTATCATTGTTTTCTTTCTAGTAAATATTGCTCCCATTGAATCCAAATATTATTTTTAAGAAATCCCCATTCGCGTTGGTGTGGTCCTGGCATAAACAATGTCCAGGCTGTTACCCCTTCTTTTAATTCAATACGATGATATGAAGTGGAAGAAGCGAATCTAAAATGACCAGGGCCACGCCAATGTTTTGTTTCCCCAATTTTTTCACCGTTGCTATTAAATTTAGGAGTCCATTCATAGTAGCCTCCTTTTAGTATTAATGTAGCATAGGGCCAAGGATGATCATGTAAATCATCTGGGTCTGATTTTAAAAATTTATGTAAAAATAAATTAAATGGAAAATTTTTTCTATCTTTTATAAACAGATAATAACGCTCTAGATAAGGTTCATCGTTAACCCTATCCATTACAATGCGTTTACGATCTAATTTCTCTAAAAGTTTAAGTAAAATCATTGTTTATATAGTTCCATTGCAACAATTCTACCTATTTCTTCTGCATAGTCTTTGTTGTCGGTAATAATATAAAGTGACACATCATTTCTATCTTTGGGTCTATTATATCTACTAAATGATAACAAAATACCACCTTGAGCAGGTGTTACTCTAAAGTTCATG